ATTTTAATGGAGAACATACTGATGGAATCAAATATCCTGATCATCAGAAAAGAGTTAGCCCTGTTAAATGATAGATATAAAAGATTGGTTCAAGGGGCAACTCAAACTTATTGAGATAGAAGTATATTCTTACTGCAATAGAAAATGTTGGTTTTGTCCTAATGCTTATATAGATAGACATTCTGACAATAATGTTATGCCAGAAGAGATGTACTTATCAATTCTTAATCAATTAGCAGAAATAGACTACGACAAAGAAATTACTTACAGCAGATATAACGAGCCATTAGCCTACAGAGAAATAATATTAAAGCGTATCTCTCAAGCCAGAAAAATATTACCAAAGTCTAAACTAAGAACCAACACTAACGGTGACTATGTTACCCTTGACTATATCCATGCTCTTAAAGACGCAGGGCTTAATGAGTTGTTTATTCAACAGTACCTGGCAAATAATGAACAATACGACCATGCTAAGATGAAGAAGCGTATGAAGCAAAAGATAAAAATGCTTGGCGTTGAGTATGTAGTTATTTCTGATATAGATAATCATAGGATTGAATATGATCTAATAATAGATGGAATAGTTGTACATCTAAGAGCAAGAAACTTTGCTGTAGAAGGAACCTCTAGAACTGAAAAAGTTGCGGGATTCAACGAAGAGTATGTAAGAACAAAGGCATGTACACAACCATTCAAGAACATGTATATAGACTACAATGGCAGTGTAATGATATGTTGCAATACAAGATCAGATGTTCCTGAACATAAGAATGGCATTATGGCTCATATTAATGATGCTCCTATTTGGGAAATTTACAGAAATGAAAAGTATAAGCCTTGGAGAGATCATCTTGAAAAGGATGGACCTAAGTCTGGTATTTGTGCGGGATGTAAAATAGATCTAAAGGTAGAGGAATTCTAATGACAAACTATCCACTAGTAAGACCTGGAGAAGAGTATCCTAACTATAGTTCTATGTCCTATATAACTACATCTGGATCTCCAATTTACTCATTTAAAGACTTTTATTTTATTAATGGTGATAAAGAAACCCATCTAGAAGGCAAATGGTTTCTCATGCCAAACGGATATCATTATCATCACTTTATAAAAGAAATGCTTGCCCCATTCCTTTATTATAAAAATAACATTGATGACTCAATAAAAATATTATGGATAGAGCAACATACAAAGTCTCCAACTGGACAAAACATGGATCTTGTTAATTCTGAAATTAAAGATTTGCTTTCAAGTTTTGGAATGCATGTTATGACTATTGAAGATTTAAACAATGGCAGACTATTCGTTGATGAATTAATTACTTTTGCTGTTGGCCCAAGATTTCTATATGTAGCAGATTTTATAAAGCATTATACATTTGGCAACACAGGATATTATCATTTTCCAGAAGGAAATAAAGAATTAAGAAAGTTTTTTACTAAGTATATGATTAAAGATCAATCAAAGCCTAAAAAGATATTTATTACAAGAAAAGATGCTAACTCTGCTATAGAACAAAACAAGAGACAAGAAGACTTTAATGACAGATATGAGAGCAATGAGTTTTTAACAGCATTAGAAGATTACTTTAGTGAAGAAGGCTACACCATTCTGTCTTTATCAGGAATGTCTTTGTTTGAGCAAATATCTTATTTTTATAATGCAGAGGTAGTGGCTGGAAGTCCAGGAAGCAATATCTGCAACTTAATATACTCCAAGCCAGATGTACCTTTAATTCAAATAATACATTTTACTAATTACAGTTACCCATGGGAACAAGAGTTTGAGAGCGTTATATCTCCACAATACAAATATATAAATGTAGTAGGATGCATAGGGTATACTGATACTATGCAAAAATTAAGAGAATCAGGGATAAAATGAATAAAATGCGTTTCCATGTTGTGGCCTTGCCACACACTAAAGTAACTAAAGAGTTTTTCTCATGTGCTTACACTGAGAAGGTATATGGATTTTGCAACATGATGACTTCTCTTGGTCATGAGGTTTATCTATATGCCTCTGGTGATAGAACAGATGCTAATGTTACTGACTTTATTCCGTGCCTTCCAGAAGAACTAAGATTGGCTGCAGTAGGCAATAATCACTACACATCAGCATCATTTGATAATACCTTGCCACATTGGACAGAGTTTAATCGCAATGCTATTCAGACCATAGCCAGACATATTGAACAAAAAGACTTCATTTGTCTAATTGGTGGTTTAGCCCAAAAGCCTGTATCAGATGCCTTTCCTGACCATATGTCAGTAGAATGGGGCATAGGATACTCAGGTACCTTTGCTAAATACAAAGTCTTTGAGTCTAATACTTGGAGAGCAGCAGTGTATTCACAATGGAAAAACGCTGCCTCAGTTGATATTAATTTCTTTGATGGTGTTGTTAATGGATACTACGATAAAGACAAGTTTCCTATGCAATTAAAAAAGAAAGATTATTATTTGTATTTTGGCAGAATGACTCAACGCAAAGGTGTAGACATAGCCAGTCAAGCCTGCGAAGCAGCAGGAGTTAGATTAATTATGGCAGGATCAGGCAATTACATTCCTAAGTATGGCGAATATATTGGAGAAGTCTCAGCAGAAAATAGAGCAGAGTTATTAGGTGGAGCAATCGCTGCCTTTAGTCCTACGCTGTATCTAGAACCCTTCTGTAACAGCCACATACAGGCTATGGCGACAGGAACCCCTGTTATAACAACTAACCTAGGTATCTTCACAGAAACCGTCCAGAACGGCTTCAATGGCTTTAAATGCGATACTCTGGCTGAGTTCGTAAAAGCGACGGAACAGGTAAAGACCTTAGATCCAAGAGAGATAGCAACAGATACATATGCAAAATACTCTACTGATATGATTAGATGGCAATATGACAGATATTTTAATAGATTATTAACCTTGTGGGATAAGGGTTGGTATCAATTATAACGATTTGGTAACGATATCCCAAATAGGGCCATATTTGTTGCATTAGCAATATAGTCATGATATACTTATTATATAGCAGCAGAGATGCTCCTAAATACTAATAGAAATGGGAACAAAATGAATACAGAAAATATGAACGCAGCCATCTGCTGTTTCTGTGAAACAATAATTGCAGAGAGAATAGATTACAGCAAGACCATGGTTTGCCTAGATTGCAATGAGTACAAGAGCATCATGACCGTTGGAGAATATTTGGCGGAATACGGGATGGTGAATGCATAATGACTACCAGACTAAGTAATAAAGATAAGTTAATTGAGGTTGGAATAAAGAACCCACAGATAGTTGATAAGTTCAAGAAGAAGTTAAGCAATAAGTCAACAGGATGTATTGAGTTTACTGGTACTAAGTCAGACAAAGGTTATGGAATGCTTAACTGTAGTCGTACAGAAGATACTCCAGCAAGTTGGGTAAAGGCTCATAGATTTGCATATGCCTTGTACTATGGCTTTGATAAGTTGCCTAAAGGCATAGATACAACACAGAAGAGAAAAGTAATACATCACAAGTGTGAGAACAAGGCTTGTGTTAATCCTACACACTTAGAGATAGTTACTGATAGATTTAACTTAGGAATAGTCAATGACAAAAACATGTTCTAAATGCAAAGAGACAAAGGATCTAAGCGTCTTCTATAAGCAGACTGCTTTGCGTCCTAACGATGATGGCTATGATTACTATTGCAAGGTATGTCGCAATGCCTCAGCAAAGAAGACATGGACTACTAACAAGAAGAAGTGTTCAACACAAGACTGTGATAAGCCACACTATGCTCGTACAGTATGCAAGTGCTGCTATCATAAACTAATCAGACGAGAGAAGAAGGCAAACAAATGATACAACAAGAACAAGTAAATCCAAGCACAGTACTTAAAAGTGGAGTAATGCTTTATGAAGCACAGAAGATTGTTAACTTCCTTGAAACAGGCGTTATGATTCTTCCAAGCACAAGCAGATCAGATTGGCCAAACACAACTGATGAGCAGTTTGACTATATGCTTGCTATGCACAGCAGACTAAATGCGCTACATGCCTTGTACAATCCTACTGATTCAGTACCACAAGGGATAGACAACGCATAAATGGAATACAGAACCTGCTCTAACTGTAAGATAACAAAGCCTTTGACTGATGAATTCTTTGGTCCTCAGCAAAAGAATAAGGCTAGACTTCATACAGAGTGTAGGGTCTGCAAGAAATCATACATGAGAAAATGGCAGCAAAATAAAAGGGCAGAGCAAGAAGTAGACAAGAATAGAGAAAAACATATGTATACTATCAAAGAATACACAGAAGAAGAGAAGAAGCAAAGAATGGCAGAGGCTTATGCTTATATGCACTATCAAGCATTTGGTAAGCCAATACCAGCATGGAAGTTAAAAGAGTTAGAAGGCATAGAGGAATGATCTACAAGATTTACTATTGTAAAGATTGTAAGGCAGCATCAAAGGACGAGACAGAGTGTATCGTTTGTGGTAGGACTCAACAAGAAATTGGTTGGGTAGAAACAGAAGACTGGGGAAATAAGTAATGGAACTATGGACAGTGTTTGTAGTATGCATAGCATTCTTCTTTGGAAGAAGCATGTTGATCTGGGGTTTCCTAACATATACATTTGGATGGTGGATATTGCTACCATTATGTATCTTTGGTGTAAACAAGAGAGCATGGAAAAGAAGAGTTTGGTATTCAGAGAAACTTAAGCAATGGAATGAAGATCACTTAGTAAACAGAGAATCAAAACCATTTGAGACTGTTGATGACTTATTCCAACAACTAGAAAAGAAATAGGGGCAAACAATGCAATGTGCAGTATGTAAGTTTAATGTAGAGTCAGGACAGATATGCAAGAGATGTTACTCATCCTTGAAGTCTGCATTGACTGAACTACCTGAACTACAACAAGGTGCTGCATCATTTGTCACACCAGGAAGATCAGGCTCAGGCTCACCAAGCACAGAGAGATCAATTGGGTTCAATGTTAATGCATTAGATTATTCTATGGGTAAGGAACTTCTGGGGCTGCTGCATAAGTATGAAGCCCTTATCCGTAGAGGTAGATCCCTTACTCCTCCAGCCTTACTGAAGAGAGAAGCCACAGTGGAGAAAGAGGTTGCTGCAACAGTCTCATTCCACTTAGCCCATCTTGAATGGACAGTCCAGCAGGATTGGGTGGAAGAGTTTGCGGGATCAGTAAAGGAACTACACAGCAAAGGTCTGGCTACCAATAAGAAGTTCATAGAGAAGCCTAGAAGAATCCCATGTCCTACTGATGAGTGTAAGGCTCATATAGTTATTGATATAGAGAATCTATTGGCTGGTGTTACATGTCATAAGTGTCGTACCTCATGGACTCTATATAGATTATTAGCCTTGGCTATGAATAATCCTAATAGAACCTTCTGGTTAGATATAGATGCTATCTGCCTATGGATGAATATAACTAAGGTAGAACTTAATAAGATAGTTAGAGAACATAACATACCAATGAAGCATGGTCTATATGATATCTCTGCTATTGCGAAAGCGAGAAGTTTAATTGACTAATCTTAAAAGATACTGTATAATGGAAGCAACAGTATTTGCTGACCCCAAAAGTTGGACGGGATCTAGAAGGTAATGATTACTACTATAAGGAATACACTATGTTTAGTATGAGTATGAGTATAGGTCCAGTCAATGTCCAGATAGAAACAGATGAGAGATTATCATTTGATGCTATTGATTCCCTTATGAATAGAGGAGCAGCAACAGCCCTAACATTATTTGATGAGCACCTGGGTGCAGTAGTCAAGTATGAGAACTATGATAATGATATTGATTGTGATGAATGTGATGGGGCCCTGGCCCCTACTGATGAGATAGATTAATTATATATATATGTTAGATATTAGCCTATGAGGTTCAACCGTCCTTGTTCAGGTTGTGGAATATTAGTAAGATCATCTAGATGTGCATCATGTGCAAGACTACAAAGATTAAGAAATCCAAGAAGAAGACATAGCCAGTATGATTATGAATGGCAACAAATGTCTAAGTTAGCAAGACAGTTGCAACCGTGGTGTACGAAATGTAAATCAACAAAAGACCTCACGGCAGACCATATAGTCTCAATACAAAATGGTGGATTAAATACTCTGGATAACATTTCTGTTTTATGTAGAAAATGTAATAGTTCTAAGCACTAATATTATTTAAATAAATATAAGCGTAGGGAAACCACCCTCGCCCCCATCCCTGGCAATACTCCGTATACCCAATTTCATGCGTAAGCATAATTTTTCTATACCCCGTCTGCCCTGTTCTGTATAATATAGCGATATTATCAGATTTGGACATTTGCCCAAAGTTTGTCTACCATGTTGTAAAAAGGTATTCGTAGAAAAGGAAAAAACTAACTAATGACTCAACCAATTGCGGGAAGGCCACCTAAGCCTAATGAGATTAAAAGGCTCATGGGAAACCCAGGTGGAAGACCTTTGCCTGATTTAAATACAATTAGTCATTTGCCAATGGCCAAGGAAATACCAACACCACCAGAAAATCTTAATCAGTCTGGACTAGATTTATGGAATCGTGCTTGGGGCATCGCCATTACTTGGCTAAGTCCTGTTAGTGATATTGAGGCAATTAAAAATGCATCACATTTGGCTGATGCTAATGAGGCTGCTAGAGAGCGTTATATGATTTCCACAGAGCCTGCTGATGCTAAGGCTTATGTAGCAATTAACAGAGCCTACACAGATGCATTGACCTCACTGGGCTTTGATCCAGTTTCAAGATCTCGTTTAGGAGTTGCAGAAGTACGAGTTGCAACATCCATTGATAAATTGTTAGAGAAAAGACAGAATCGTGCAAAAGTAATTTTTGAAGAAGACGACATAAACCAAGGGGCACAATATGAACCAAGTAACACTTAACGACATAGGAACACCAGAAGACTTCCTAAGAGCAATAGACGAATCAATGAAGGAGTTCTTTGTTGGTGATATTGTCACAGGAACAGTTGTTCAAATTGATCGTGAAGGCATACTTCTAGATATTGGCTGTAAGAGCGAAGGCCATATCCCAAAGAAGGAAGTAACTGCCAAGAGGATATTTGATATTCATGATGTTGTCTCAATAGGCCAAGTTATACAGGCTACTGTAATAGGCCTAGATGACGAAGGCTATGTCCTATCTATGAAAGAGGCAGAGGTTGAGATTCTATGGAACTCTGTTGAGGCCATATGGAATTCAGAAGACAAACTGGTTTCTGGAGAAATCACTAGAATTGTCAAAGGTGGCATGATAGTAGATATTGGCCTAAGAGCATTTTTGCCAGCATCTCAATTTTATGTTGATAAGACAGAGGACCTGGCTAATTATGTTGGCCAAATTGTAGATGCCAAGATCATCCAGTTTGATAGAGCAAAGGGCAATATTGTTATTTCACGAAGAGTACTTATTGAGAATAACCAAAAGGAAGATAAGAAGATTCAGTTTAGTAAATTGGCAGTAGGCCAAGTACATACTGGCAAGGTTTCAGGTATTACTAACTTTGGAGTATTTGTTTCTCTTGGCTTAGTCTCTGGTTTAATCCATCAATCTAAAATGGGCAAATGGACTCCTGAGCAATTTACCATTGGTCATGATTTACAAGTAGAAATCATAGATATTGATTTTGACAAGGATAGGCTCTCGTTAGCATTTAAGGGATAAGCATGGAGAAAATACAATCATGGCCTCCAACATACCTCTCTCCAATTTCCGCACTTCAATTAAAAAATAGTCGTGGATATGATGTTATAGATTTTGCTGAGACATTATGCCGTATAACAGAAGATTCAATTGCAGGTAATGTAGGAGAGAAATTAATCCTGCGTCCCTGGCAAAAAGAACTACTAATAAATTTATATGCAGAAAACGAAGATGGCCTTCTAAAACATCGCCGTGCTTTGATTGGGATTCCTCGTAAAGCAGGCAAGTCTGCACTACTAGCGACTCTGGTCCTAGAGCAGTTATTGCTTGGCGTAAACGGTGGACAGATTTATTCATGTGCTGCAGATAAAGATCAGGCTAAGATTATTTTTAAAACGGTAAAGAGAATGATTGAGTTAGAACCAGAACTCTCAGCAGTACTAACTACATATAGAGATGTTATTTATAACCCAGGTACTGGTACAGTTTACAGAGCCTTGTCGTCAGAAGCGTTCACGAAAGAAGGTTTAAACTCTACATTTGTGGCATTTGACGAGTTACACTCACAGCCAAATAGAGAGTTGTATGACACAATGTCTTTGTCTATGGGTGCTCGTTTAGAGCCAATGCTTGTAGCAATCACCACTGCTGGAACGAAGTATGACTCATCAGGTAAAGAATCCCTCTGTTTCCAAATGTACAATAGAGGCGTACAACTTGCAAAGGGTGAGGTTGAAGATCCTTCCTTCTTTTTCGCCTGGTATCAAGGCGATGAAAAACTTAACTACAAGGACGAAGACAACTGGCGTATTGCGAATCCATCATATGGAGATATATTATCTGCAGAAGATATGAAGTCTGCTTCACTTTTGACTCCAGAGGCTGAATTTAAAACTAAGAGACTAAACCTTTGGACTGATTCTGCCCAGACTTGGATTCCTACTGATGCCTGGGATGCATTAACTCTTAAAAACAGAGAACAGATTCCACAAGAAGATGTTATACTTGGCTTTGATGGATCTTTTAATGGAGACTCAACTGCTATAGTTGCATGGTTCCTAGGTGGAGAAAAGCCTCACTTAGACATTCTTGCAATTTGGGAAAGACCAGATGATGCAGATCAGAACTGGTT